ACTATAAGCCGCAATGCGAACATCTGTGGTGCTGTTTATACCAAGATAAAGACCTGATGCGGCAGAATCAGGGACAAGTTCAAAATAATACTTGGCATCGTTTATACGAATTGTCCCAAGCACCCAATTGCTACTTGTTGAAGAAGCAACAAGGTTTCCGTTTGTGTATGTGCTGGCTGTTCCACCAAGGGTCTGCAAAATTGCATTCCATGTGGCATAGTTACCACGCACCTCACCGCCCACACCAGTATCAGTTCCATACGATGTTGGTGAATCAACAAGAGAGTCATTACCCGCACCAGCAGTCACGCTGAAGTTATTAGGTGTCCAGTTGTTGCCGTTACCTGAGTAGTCTTTACCCAATGTAGCGGCTGTGGTGTTGCTGTTATCTGAGAAGTTCAGATAGAAGCCGTTAGTGCCGTACCCGCCAACAAACTTTGCTGGTGACCAGATGCCTGTTGTTGGGTTGACATAGCCAAACGATGTTGCTGTCAACGCTTGCCCATCAATAAAGTTAACTTCAGTCATGTAGCCAGAAAAGTATTCAGCCCCATAGGGGGCCGCGCCACTCAAATTATGTTGCGTTGCAGTATTTATTTGAGTTTCGTAGCCTTGTGATGGATATGTTGCCGTGCTAAATGCTGTGATTTGCGCTCCATTCACATAGAACTTAACCCTGTCAGATGCTGTTGCCTGTGTTGTGTCAGTTGCAATAACAATGTGATACCAAGCAGAAACATCCCTAAAAACTTGGGTAGTGGTTAAGGTCAAACTTGTATCAGCATAATTCAATTGTTCACTTGCAAAATATATTAACGCATAAGGACTTGCAGTTGGCCTTGATGAAAAAATCTGCTGGGTTACACCCAACGCACTTCGCTTAACCCAAGCACTCCAAGTCCAAGTCCTACGATTACCCGCACTTGGAAAAGTTCTAGCCACATAAGAGCCGTCAGGACTATTAAACCGCAATGACCTGCTAATCTGATATTCAGAAACAACTGTAGGCGTTGTTGGAGCCAATGTGCCGTTTGCTGTAAAGTTGTGGACAATGTATCCATTGCTATAGGTTACTGTACCGCCAGTGTAGAACTGCACGTTGCCGGGGTATCTGACTACTACGATGCCTGAACCGCCAGCGCCGCCAAGACCATCTCCACCGCCATATCCACCACCGCCTCCACCACCACCTGTGTTTCCACCGCCAGTAGCTCCTGTAGTTACGCTATTGGTTCCGCTTCCGCCACCGCCTACACCGCCTGTGCCTGCCGTGCCACCTTGCGAACCACCACCACCGCCTCCAGCATAAGTGACTACAGACCCCGTAATAGCAGACGCAATGCCTGCACCGCCATTACCAGAAACCGTAGTTCCTGAACCACTAATTCCAACAGTACCAGCACCGCCTCCACCGCCTGATGGATAGCCTGTGCCAACAATCAATCCATTGCCGCCAGCATTACCTTGACCTGATGTTCCTTGACCGACAGAATATCCACCAATACCAGCAGAGCCTACACCACCGCCAGAGCCACCAGACCGACCAGAAGATATTGATGGGCCAGTAGTAGAACCGTTTGAGCCACCACCTCCACCGCCAGTCGTTGAAATAGCACCAAATACTGAGGCAACACCATTACTTCCTGCTTGGGTTGTATTTGGCCCACCAGAGCCGCCACTACCAATAGTTACAGTGTAAGAAGCACCAGCCGAGACAGTCACAATGCCTGTCAACAAGCCACCAGCGCCAGCGCCGCCACCAACACAACCACCACCACCACCGCCAGCAACAACAAGATACTCAACCCATCTAGGGGCGATGTAACCCGACCATGCGCCTTGGCTGATGGCTTGGTTAACTTGCTTTAGATTGAATAGACCTGATGCCATATGACCTCAAAAAGTTATTGTGCCGTTAGCAACGAATTTATACACACGATACTGACCAGCAATGTATGTTTCTGGTGATCCAGTTGTTGATGCCGCTGGCAGTAAGTATGAAGGATAACGGATGATGACTATGCCAGAGCCGCCTGCGCCGCCAAGGCCACCACTTCCACCACCGCCACCACCGCCGCCACCAGTATTTGCAATGCCTGCGCTTCCTGCTTCATATTGAGTACCGCCCTTACCGCCGCCACCAGCGCCGCCAAGTCCAACAATGTATGTGCTTGTAAATCGTAAGCCACCACCACCACCGCCAGCGTAAAAAACACTACTTCCAGATATGCTAGAGACTTGGCCAGAGCCTCCATTTCCTCCAATGCCGTCTGCACCATTTACACCTACTGAGCCTGCGCCGCCGCCGCCACCACCTGCTTGGTTTGTTACATTAACAGAACCGCCTCCAGCAAATCCTTGACCCGTTATGCCTGTGCCACCAGAGTTACCAGAATTACCACTACCACCAGAGCCACCGTTTTTAGCATCATTAGCACCACCTGAACTTCCACCACCACCACCAGTTGCAGTTATTACTCCAAACGCAGAACTAGAACCATTTGTTCCGGGAGACGCAACACCGCCAGCACCGCCTGCGCCTACGGTAACAGTAATACTTGATCCTGTAGTTATTGTGTATCCAGTAGCCGTTAAAAGACCACCAGCACCACCTGCGCCACCGTGATTACTTCCACCTCCACCCCCGCCAGCCACGACAAGGTATTCCACCGTTGTGACAGGGTAATTAAGGCCGTTATAGGTCGGCGAAAGAACTCCACCAGTCCATTTAAGAGACATGATTCACCTTGCTTTCTTTCTTGCGGGCACGGGCAACAGCTCGCGCCTGTTTCATTTTGGCAAGCAATTCTGGACTACGGTTCAAGGCAATTTGCTTCATTCGTTCGCAACTTTCAGCAGATCTTTTTTGTCCTAAATGAGACTGCCTCATTTTTAACTTAGTTTCTTCTGACACTTTTTTGCCAAGCTTTGTTTGGCGCATTTTCTCCAAAGTCTCTGGGGAGTGCTTGCGACCAAACATACCATTCTTTTCGCCATAAATGCCAATTGCACCAACGCCACCAGTGCAAATGTTGTACCCATTTGGCTTAAGCGTGTTGTAAGCTTCAATGGCTTTGCGTTCTATCTCGTAGCAGTATTTTTGCGTGGATGTCAACAAAACATGAAGCGTAAACTTGTCACGCCCATATTTCTTTATGGCATTTTTAATGATGGATTTAGTAGGCGTTGTAAAACAAGCATGAGCAATCATCCTGTGATGCGGATTTTTGGTCACACCTATGTACACCATGTCATTTATGGTGTTGGTAATCTTGTAAAGATGCGCTACGTCAGCCATACAAAACTATGAGATCACCTCATAGCTGATTGTGTAAGTAATACCGCTTGCCGTACCTGATGTCACCGTAATTGATGAGCCTTCCATCAGATAAATGGCAGAGGTTTTATCAACAACAATCAGAGAAGCATCAGCAGGGACAGACACTGTAGATGCAATCGGGTAGGCCGTGCCGCCCGAAGGAGCAGAGCCTTGAGCTACTGCGCCGTTAGTGTAGATAGCCACTGTAGTATCTACCGCTGAAGTACCATTCACATTGGCTGCAACAATCTGGTTGATCTTGAAGACCTGACCGCTAGAAGCTGCGTTAGGAACCAAAACCACTGCGGTTGTTGCGCTGGGTGTTAGGTATGTTGTTGTGCCCGAGGCTGTGGTCGCGGCTAAAAGATTAGGATTTGCCATGTTGGTTCCTTAAATACTAAAGATGAAGTTAATCATGGTGGCTTTTGCTTGTGTTACGCCAGAAGCCGCTGGTGCTTGAAAAGTTGGTGCTGATCCAGAATTGGCAGTCAACACGTATCCTGCTGTACCAGCCGCTGTAGTCGCCAATGCAGTTGTACTGGCTGCATAAGTGACACCATACTGTGTAAACGCACTAGATTGTCCTGTACCGCCCGATGTGGCTGCAATTGGAGTTGTAGCCGTCACCGTTGTAAATGCGCCAGTTGCGGGGGTGGTTGCACCCACTGTACCGTTATGAGGGCCACTAAAGCCCGTAGATGTTAAGTTAGTGCCGTTCCATGTCAGGTTAGAAGAAGCACCAAAAGCACCGGAGCTATTAAACTGAACCTGCGTGTTAGAGCCTGCCGCAGAGCCACCACCCACATTAACAAAGTTAGTGCCATCCCAAGCCACAATAGCCCGTGTTCCTGCCGCCAGTGTTACGCCCGTTCCAGTTACACCTTGGATGGTAATTGACTGAGTGCTGCTTTTGTTAATTACTACGTAGGTTTTAGACTGGGCAGGGACTGTAATTGTGCGAGTGACCGTGCCAGCAGCCGTCCATAGAATTACTGCGTACTGGGAGCTATTAGCTGTCAAGCCAGTGCTTGCGTATGTGCCTGTAGTCAGGGTTAAGGTAATGTCAGCATCAGCAGAAATTGTCTGCGTACCAGCAACGGCAACGTCAACGATCTGCGAGATAGCGTTGTTAACTGTGTCGCCCCACTGCCCGGACAGTGTGCCCGTGGCTGGTAGCGTGAGGCCGATTAGTGCCGTATTTGCCATTTAATGCTCCTACTGTGTAGAAATTTGTGTCTCCACCGTTTGTTTCCGTTATCGCCATCGTTTCCGTCCGGCTCACTTGGTAGTTTGCACCACCATCATTTATATCCGTTATTGCCGCAGATTCAGTTAAGAATTCTGTGTAATACGTTCCTACAGTCGTTCCTTCTGCAATAGCCATCGTTTCGTTGATGGTCATAATCAGCACAGCCACCTGTGCTTCTGCTATTGCAATTGACTCCGATATATCACCCAAGAATGTAGCAACCGCTGTTTCTACATCCGCAATACCAACTGAATCCGACACGCTCTCGTTATAACTTGTCTGCGCGGCGTTGACATCTGTTATGGCCTGACTATCCGACACACTGACGTTGTAGCTTGTTATTGCCTCATTCGTATCAGTAATAGCCGCTGTCTCAGTGACAGACCCCGCAAAATTGGCAACAACCGACTGATCATCAGCAATAGCAGCAGATTCATCCACCGCCACATTCATTGTCAGAGCTACAGTCTGAATATCCTGAATGCCTTCTGTACCACCCCACAGGCCAGAACCCCAAGTATCCGCACCCCAAGCCGTCCCGTTCGTCAAAGACTCCGTAACGCTTACTTCAATGTATAACCCAGCCGCAGGTGCATCAGCAAGTAGGGCGGTTTCTGTAACGCTGACGGGGAAAGTTTCTCCACCGCCCCATGCGTTATCACCCCATGCGCCGTCACCCCAAGCTAACGCCATATCAAGTCAATGTTAATGTGTATGTAACTGCAATTGTGTCGCCGTTAACAACAGCCTTAGAACTAGAGAAATCACCAGCAGAGAACAATGTGCCAGTGGTTGAATCTTTAGTAGCGCTACCACCGATGTTAATAAAGCAACCTGCCACTGTACCTGTGCTGGTCATAGAGAATGACACGGCAGAAGACGTAGCCTTGCTTGCTGCGGCGGCAGCAGAAAATGATGGCGTAGGACGGTTTCCAGAGTATGCGGGAGCGTTAGTGCCACCAACCTCTAACCAGCCGGGGTGAGAAGCTTGAGTGTCTGTAGCTGCTACAGTACCTGTACCCTTCAAGCCCATCACAACTGCGCCAGCGGCTGAGTTGCCAAGAATGGTGTCCAAGGTCAAGTTCTGACCAACAGTCACAACCATGTTCTGGATTGGTTCTTCCCACTTAACTTGACCGTCAGCGCCATAGCAAACAGCGTAGTATTTACCATCCATAGACATGGTGTCTGCTGGCATTGTGTTGTATTTTGTGGTTGCGGCTACTTGATCTGTAGCGGTCAGTTTGTCCAAGCTCATGTGAGACTCCTTAATTAGAAGAACGGATCAATGCTGCTGTGGCTGTGTTAGCAGGCATTGTGATGGTGAAATTTGTAGAGGTCTTGTCAGAACCAAAGTCCAACACAGCTATGGATTTGTTACCTTGAGTTACGTTGTAGATCAAAGCACAACGAGCCGTAACCGATGCGTTAAACACCACGTCGGCAAAGTCCACATAAGCTGTATACCCAGAGGAGTTGATGGTTACGCCAGTCAAGGCCACCCCGCCTGCAACGTATCCAGTGCCCGTAACCTCGCCTGCCGTCGTGTAAACGGTGGTTGCCTCGTTTAAATCAGCACTGGCCGTGTACAGGGCTATCTTTAACGTATCCGTGGATAAGTTGTGGACGGCTGTGTATAGCTCTGTTTTAAAGCTGGTCGTCTGGGTTTGGAGAATACTCATGCTACAGGAACCCTAATCTGACCATCACGATAAGCGTAAGCACGTT